GCTCTATCGTTAGAAGTAGCTGAAGAAATACCAGGAATAGTATCTAAAGCATATCTAGTTTTAGCGATAACTGCTGGTTGACCAGAGTCAGCGTTAGTAACTTTTGTGAAGCTCATTGGAACGTATGGAGCAAAGAATCCCATAGCATCTCTTCTGTCAGCACCTTTGTAAAGTACAGTACAGTAATCTGAAGTAGCATATTGATCTACAACAACTTTGAATCTACCATCAAAAGTACCAGCAATACCACCAGAAACTGGAGCTTTAACTGAAGAATCTTGAGTAGCAGTTTTGAATGTACCAACTTGCTCTAACATTGTAGCAACTTTTGGAGATACAAGTAAGATGTTACCTTGACCACGTTTAGTATCAAGACCGATTTGAGCAGCTTCTTTAGCAATTCTGATAGCTTGAGCTCTGTATCTTTCAATTTCCCATCTTCCGTCAGTACCAACAGTAGCACCGAAAGTAGTATCAGCTAATTGTTTAGCATTAGCATTAACGAAATCTACAACTTCTCTATCAATTTCAGCTTGCATTTCATAAGACATTAGAGACATAATTTCTTCGTCAGCTAATAGACCATGTTGTGCTTTTAAATCTTGATACATTTCAACAGTGTATTGACCTTTTAATGCTCTAGATTTAGCTTCTACAGATTTTTTGCTAATTGAGAAACCAACTTCTTTCATATCAGTACTTAATGCTTCAGCAGCAGCTGTTGCAACAGGACCAGTATAACCTTTTAAGATTTTAGCGAAAGCAGCTTCGTTAGAGTAAGTAGCAACTACAGTAACAGCACCACCATCAGTGTAATCAGTAGTAGTAGCAGGAACTAAAGATAATACATTACCGTTAGCAGCAGTCTCAGAATAGATTGCATCACCGTGAGCAACGTCACCCTCTACAATTTTACCACCTTTAGCTGAAGCAACACCAGTACCAGTGTATTGGTTAGTTAAAGCATAGATGAAACCAGTAGGCATACTCATTGGTTGTACACCAAGTAATTCGTTAGCAATTAAGTTTGGATAAACTCTTCTTACCATTGGCATTAAGATTGGCGTGAACTGTGCTACGTCACCAGATAGTGTACCTTCAGCAACTAGTCTTGCGTGTTCTTTTTCAGTGTTCTCTAGCATTAACTTCATTGCTGCAGAATCAGAAGCAGTCAACGGAGCATACTTAGAACTTTCAAGTAAAGCTTGGATATTTTCCATTTTTAAATTCTCCTATTATAGATATTTTAATTTATTTATATTTTTAAGTTTCTAAATTATACTAAGTGTGCCCATACTGGAGCTTTTACATCTTCAGTTTTAACAGACTCTTCTAATTTTTCTTCTTTTGCTTCAACAGCACCTTTAACAGATTCCTTAATTGTTTCTAATTTTGCAGCAAAAGCTTCATCCTTAGTAAACTCAACTAAATCAGCTAATTTTTTGAATTTCTCACTTTCTACAATTGAAAGACCTTCAACCATTTCAGCAATAACACCCATTTTAATTAGTTTATCGTTTTCTTCTTTAAGTGCAATGTTTTCTTCAACTAAAGAATCATATTTTACAACACTTTCCTCTAATTTTTTCTCGATTGCAGAATTATCTTTTGCTTCAACGATTTTAGCAACTTCTACACCAGTAGCAGTTAACATTGAATCGAAAGCTTCAATAATCATATCGGCTTTTTCTGATTTAACAGACTCATCTAGAGCAGCTTTTGCTTCAGCCATAAATTCAGAAACGATTCTATCTAAATACTTGTCTAATGATTCAACCATTTCTGATTGTTTCAGAGCAACATATGCTTCAGCTTTTTCATTTAAAAACTCGATATGTTGTTCAGACTTTTCATTTAGAGAATCAATTTCTTCTTCAATTCTAGCTTCTGCTAAAGTCGCAGCTTTTGTTTCTACTGCTTCATTAAATTGAGCTTCTAAAGCTTCCTTTAATTCTGCTGTAAAAACTTTTTCATCTAGTGATTCAAAAAGTTTCTCTAACATGTTTCATCTCCTTTGTAATTTATATTTATTTATACAAATAACATTTGCATTTCAAACTATTTCATTTCTATATACATTGATATAGATATACGAGCAACGTATGTTATTTATTCTTTATCTCTTCCAATACTTGAGCGAATTTTTCTTTAAATGCTTTATTAATATCTTCTTTTTCAAAAAGATGGCAAGCACCTTCACATTCATTCATAGGCACAATATTTCCAAAACTGTCAACACTAAACGATAAATCTTCGATAACACCTTCATTTAATTGATAAGATTCAACTAATCCGTTCATAGTTGCATTATAATCAGAAGGAGCAGCAACTACATCATAAGTAACAAGTTTGAAATTTTCAACGATTCCATTTTTAACAGAACCTACACCTCTACTTGATACTGAAATTTTAACGCCATTATCAATTAATGATTTAAGCTGATTAGCTTTAGGATTATCTAAAAGTACAGCCTCACCCA